GCAAAGAGAGGCTCGAGGCCGGAGGAACAGCCAGCGATGAGGCTGATGGTCCCCGTGGGTGCGATGCAGGTGACACAGCGGTTCCTACCTCTTGAAGCTCTGTGCCCTTCCTCATGGATGAAGCACATGACCTGCTGAGCGAGGAACAGGCTCTCATCACTGCCATAACGAACGCCCAGCTTGTTCAGCATGTCCGCCCACCCCATGACGCCAAGGCCGATTTTGCGGGACCGCCGGACCGCCTCGGCAATCTCTGGCAGGGGGTAACAATTGACGTCGATGACGTCGTTCAGGAAGTCCACGGCGATGTTGACGACGCGGCGCAGCTTGTCCCAGTCGATAAGGTGGATGGGGAGTTTGTCATTGACACCTGTGTTCGTGGAGGTGACGAAGCGGGAGAGGTTGATGCTTCCGAGGTTGCACGCTTCAAAGTCGTGAAGCGGACACTCAGCGCATGGGTTAGTTGCCTCTAACTCCCCTAGCTCCGGATGTTTGTTCTTCTTGTTAATCGTCCCCAGGAACACCAGCCCAGGGTCCCCGGACCTCCAGGCGCTTGTGATGATGGTGGACCATATCTCCTTCTCACGCTCGTCGAGGGTGCCATCGACCGCCTTCTGCATGAACTCGTCCGTCATGCCGACGGAGATGTTGAAGTTGGTGAGCTTGTCACCGCTGAGCTTGGAGGTGATGAAGTCGAGGATGTCCGGGTGGTCGATGTTCAGGATGCCCATATTCGCCCCCCGGCGACAGCCACCTTGCTGAACCTTCTCCGTGGCCATGTCAAACAGCTCCATGAAGCTCACAGGCCCTGTGGCCACGCCTCCCGTGCTATTCACCGCGGCCCCCTTCGGCCTGAGATGACTGAAGTTGAACCCCGTCCCTCCACCGAACTTGTGAATCAATGCCTGATTCTTGAGCGCGCTGAATATTCCGTCCATGGAATCCTCAACCGGCAGGACGTAACACGCACTGAGCTGTCCATGCCTCCCGCTCCTGCCCGCGTTCATCAAAGTCGGTGAGTTGGGCAGGAAGTAGCGGTCCAGCATGATGGCCATGTAGTCGGCCTGCTTCTTTCGGTCGCCCTGAGCGACGGTCTTGGAGACGCGGTTGAACATTCCGATGATCGTCTCCTGCTCGCCGGTCACGGGGTCCTTGTGCAGGTAGCGCTCCTTCAGGACCTTCATTGCAGTGTCCGTGAAGCCAAGGTCCTTGTAGTCAAGTGGCTTGTTGCTCATTTCTCGATACACACCTTTCTTTGATCTCTTACTTTGGGTTTTCAGCCCTGTCGTCGTACTCCAGGTGCGTCAGCCCATAGTCCAGGAGCGTCAGCACCCCAAAAGCTGCGTGAGCCAGATGGGGCAGGCCGGATTCCGAATCGAGGTTCTCTCCACCCCAAAATCGGAACAGGTGACGCAGGATGGCGGCGTAGATACGGCTCCACGCCATGCCCTTGCGCCAGTTGTTCGGGGCGTACTTCTCAGCCCCGTAGGTGTAGACCTGCGCGACCTGCACCAGGGACCGGACGGGAAGCAGGTCCATGCGCGGCTTGCCCTTGTCATCCTTGACCGCTGTGTTCTTTTCTTCAACCCTGTCTACATGCTCCATGGGATAGCCCCTTTCATTGGGTCGTAGTCCTCAGCACGCAGGATGCGCGCCATGCGGGCCATAGTCAGCGCGTAGTCAGCGCCGAGGTTCTTCTTCCTGTAACACTCCAGGACACGGGACCACATCTCAGCCAGAGGCGGGTGGTCCTCCGGAGTGCCCAGGACCTTCTCTGCCGTCTTGGGTCCATACCCAGGACAGCCGGGATAACCGTCCGCAACGTCCCCTGTCAGGGTCTGGACCATAAACCAGTAGTCCGCCGTGTTGGCGTCGCTTTCGTAGAACTCACCGCTCGCGAGGTCATAGTGCTTACCTGGGATAGTCTTGAAGTCCTTATCAACGCTCACGATGCAGCGCTGGACGAGGTCCTTTCCTGGGAACGTCATCAAAATGCCAATGACGTCGTCCGCTTCGAGGGATTCCATGATGCGGACGTTGTGGTAATCGCGCATCCAGTCATAAAGAGGCCCCCTGCATAGAGGGGACCTCTTGTTCGCTCTGTTGGCCTTGTACTGAGGCCAGAGATGCTTTCTGAAATTGTCTTTCCTGTCGCTCAAGGCAAAGACCGTCTTTATCGTGTCGTCAAAGCGGTCTGAACAGGTGTGAATGATCTCGTAAAGCGTTTCACTGAACGCCTGCTTCGCTTCATCCAAGGAGCTGTGGAGCGTCCACAGGTTATTCCCCCAATTCACAGGATGCTCGACAGCGGCGGCGCTCTTGTAGATCAGGACGTCACCGTCGATGATGAGCTTCAGCATTTTGACAAGGCTCCTTCCTCACCCTTCTCTGTCTTGTCTGCAACGTAGAAACAGCGCTCACAGGCGTTGTTCCACTGCCGGATGAACGCCTCCAGGTCTGGGGCGATGCAGTCCTCGATCAGGTAGTGATAGTCCTTCGGGAACACCTCAGGCTGAATCATCTCCCAGCACAGGACCCTGAACTCCGGAAGCGCGTACTTCTCGGACCGCAGTTTCAGGATGTGTCGCAACTCACGAAGGTTCATCGTCAGGACGAGGGTCACGGGCAGAACTTCAGGAAGCAGGTACTTGAAGAACTCGTTTTTCGCATGACGGGACACCACCTCATCCGCAGGCAGAAGGGCGTTGTAGTGCTGGTCCATCTTCTGCATGTACTTGATGAACTCAATCATGATGAGCTCAACAGCAACGTCCGTTTTCCTCATGTTCCCCTTGGGGTCCTGGGTGTATGCTGCGCTGACGTTCAGCGTGTTCTGAGCCAGACTGAGGCAGTGGTTGATGGTCTGGCATATCCGTTTCCTCAGCTCCGGGTCGTCGAGGTCGAACCTCCTGTGGAGCGCAGAGCGGGTGGATTCCACGGACAGCGAGATGTGCCTGTGTCGCGCCAGCTCCTGAAGCAGGGCGCGGGAGACGTCCTCGATGTAGAAGGTGAAGTTGAAGTGCTCAAGGACGGATTCGTGACCCAGCTCGATGAGCTTCTTGATGTACTTCCGATTCTCCTCATCCGTAAACCGGTAGACCGTGTCGTCGTAATCCAGGCGTTTGCAGACAAGACCGGCAAGACAGATGTCCGTTACACCAGCGAAGAAACCTCCCTCGTTTCGTGGGTTGAGCAGCGTTACTTTCATGGTATGGTACCCTCTCTCTCTTTCTTAAATTCAGTCATCCTCAAGGAAGCGCTTACAGTTGGCGTAATAGGCAGCCGACTTGGCCCCGCCGCTGTAGCGCTTCAGAAGCGAATCCAGATCACTCGTTTCCTTCATGTACTTGGACAGGATGTAACAGCCAGCCTCGACGTTGGGACCAATGCGGAAATAGTCTCCATAATTCTGAATAATGCACACGTCATTCAGCTCCTTGTCCCACACCTTGGTGTTGATCTGCATCAGGCCGACGCTGTTCTTGTTCGTGACCCAGAACCGGAAGGAGCTCTCAGCGTACATGACGCCGAGGACCAGCTTCGGGTCCAGATCATAAGACACGGCGTTCTCGACTACGGCGTTCGCAATGGTATGCAGCTCGTCATCCGGGATATGGACTGCCGTACCTATGAGAAGTCCGTAGACCTCCTCCTTGCTCGTGATGATGTCCAGCGCCTTAGGTGTCTGCCTATTTTTCGTCACGGTCAACTCCTCCTTAATGACTTCACCTGTCTTATCAACAACAGGGACAGGTCTGAACGACGACCTGCCCCTATAGAGAGCGATGCACGCAATCAAGGCGTACAACACGATGATGGTCCTGACCAGTTTTCTTGCGTTCATTTCTCACTCCTTTGTCTGTGCACTTTTACTCCCCCGTGCTTCCGAACCCACCGTCGCCACGCTCCGTCTGGGGAACAGCGTCCACGACGCAGGGCTTCGGGAAGAAGCAGGGCACGATGACCAACTGAGCGAAGCGCTCTCCTGCCTTCAGCAGGTACCTTGCGCTCGGCATGTTGCAGACGATGGGGACGAGGATTTCTCCTCTGAACTCGTTGTCGATGATGCCCACACCATTCACGAGGGAACAGTTGTGCCTGGTCGAGAACCCCGACCGAAGCGTTAGAAGTCCGACACAGTGGCTGGGGATGACCACGTGGAGCCCTGTGCGAACCTTAGTCACGCAGTAGGACAAGAGTAATGTGTCTTCACAAGCCTTAATGTCCAGGCCAGCATCGGTAATGTGTTTCCGGACGGGAACGTGCGCTCCTTCGTCCAGCGAACAATACAGTTTCATCTTGAAAGGACACTCCTTATCAGAGAGTTAAAGACTTAATGGCACTCGGCCCAATTCGCACCCGTCTTGTATTCACCGTCAAGAGGGCACCGGAAGTTGAAGAACGTCCCTGCATCACGGATGGCCCCGACAGCCAGCTCCCCGACGTCTTCAGGCTGGATGTCGTTCCTGACCGCAAGCTGGTACTCGTCGTGGACGTGGGCCATCTGGGCGACCTCGACGCCGAAGGTGAATCCCAAGCGCGCCTTAAGGTTGTCCCACAGGATGCAGGTCGCTTTCTTCATGACCACCGCCCCGGCGCTCTGGAGGAGCGTGTTCAGGGCCGCATGCTGGGACCTGACAGGAAGGATGCGACCGTCCAGGCCACGCAGGTAGTTGACCTTGGAAACGCGGTACTGGACGTCGTTGATGAGCTGAGCGAGGGCTGGGGTGGCGTTAAGGAACTTGGTCTTGATCTTGCGTCCAAGGAGAATCATCTTGTCCTCGGAGGTGAGGGAAGGGTCGATGAGGGAACCGATGAGCTTGTCCCCGGCTCCGTAGAGGAAAGCGTAGATAAAACGTTTTGCTTCCTTGCGGGTACTCAGTCCCGCAGCCTTCTGATTCGTCGTGTGGATGTCCCCGTGGAGAATCACGTCCCTGTACGCCCCGCCGTCGTACCGCGTCATGTAGTGTGCAAGGCACCTCAGCTCCAGCCCGGACGCATCACACCCCAACTGGTAGTACCCGTCAGGAGGCTTGAACAGCGCCCTGCACTCGGCTCCATAGGGGACCCCGACGGCAGGGACCTGAGCTACGTTGGGGCAACTGTGAGTACACCTCCCCGTGACGGCTCCGTTGGTGTTGACTGAGCCGTGAATCCTTCCATCCTTCCCGTCCAGAAGGTTGAGCCACGAGTGCCTGCCTTCAGCCAGTTGCCCGATGCGCTTGTTGAGCATCAGGAACTCGTTGAGCAATGCAGCCTCAGGGTATTGTGAGGTCAGCGAGGAAAGCACCTCCTCGTCCACCACTGGAGCGCCCTGCTCCGTGTAGGCTTCAGGCTTCCAGCCGTACTTCTCCCTGAGCCTGTCCGCAATGTGCTGTCTGCTGGACGGGTTGAACTCGACCAGATGGCTCTTGAACACCGGGACCCCCGCTACGTAGCCACGGGTCCTGTTGTCCCGCTTTGGGGTGAAATACTCACCCTCCTCCTTGGCTGGGAACGCCTCTTGCAGTTGTCGCTTGATGTCGTCGCGCTTCTGTACCAGCCTGCCGTAAAGCTCTACTGCGCCCTCCTTGTCAAAGCTGAAGCCGAACTCCTCCTGAAGCTGGATGATGTAACGAAAGTGATTCTCAAGGTCGATGGCCCCCTGAGGGTAATTCTTTGCCTCGATCATCCGGTACAGGCGGTTCGTCACCTTGACGTCCTGCTCGCAGTAGGACTGCATCTCAGGGCTCCATTCCTTCCAGTCCGTCGTCTTACCGAACTCGCCTTTGTACTCCCCCAACCTATAGCCCCAAGCCTCAAGGCTGTGACGACCGTAGAGCCTGAGCGGAAGCAGGCCAGGTTTGAGCCTGCAATCGTCGTTCTTCAGGTCAGGGTAGATGAGGCGCGTACAGACCAGAGTGTCTGTGATACGAGGGCCTCCCACGGTGCTGTTGAAGATGCTGAAGCCAGTGTTGTACAGCTTGTTCAGGACGCGCAGGTCATAGCAGATGATGTTGTGACCAATGAGCTCCTCGGCGTTCTTCAGGACCGCAAGGCCTCTCTCAAGCTCTGCGTCTGTGTGACAGCTCATAGACTTCCCTGTGTCCGCATCCATCAGGCAGAGGCAGTGAACCCTGGACGCAGTGTCGAGAAGCCCATCGGCCTCAAGGTCGAACACGCACCTGCGGAAGGAATCAGAAATCGTCGTTGTCGTCATCGTGTACCTGCTCCTTACTTTGTTGCTTTGCCATAATAAAAGCGTTTGTTGCCGCCAGCCTGCCCGTGTCGTTGTCGAACAGGAGCGTGTCACACTCCCCGACGACACCGACGGGTCGGTCCTTCAGGACGCGGACCCTGCTGAAGTTGCACTCCTCCTCGTCCTGCTGATTGCGCTCAAGGGCAATCACGATGTCGCTCAATTGCTCCAGGCTGCCTGAACCTCTGAGGTCCGTCAGGCCGACAGGACGTCCTTCGTTGTAGCTCTTGCCCTTGTCCGGGCGCTTCAGATGGACCACCGCAAGGACGCCTACTCCCGTTTCCTCGATGAGGGACCTGAGCCGCGTCAGGAGCTTGTCGATCATCTTGCGCTCCGATTCCTCCACTTCATCGAGGCCTGATACGACGATGCTGATGTGGTCAAGGACGATGAAGTCCACTCCCAGGCCGACGGCCATGTAGCGTATCTTTGCGATGAGCGTGTCGAGGGCCATGGAGCCGAAATGGTCATAGAGCCAGAAGCGGTCGTTGTTCAGGACGGCGTCGAAGCCCTCCTTCAGGGCTGCCTCGTCCACGCCCTCACGGCTGATATGGATGGGCCGGTTCAGGTACATGCCGACGTAGCGCTCCGCTGTGCGCTTCTTGGATTCCTCCAGGGCGATGACGCCAATCTTCAGCTCGTCCTCCATGAGGAATTTGTAGGCTATCTCGTTGACGAAGGTGGACTTGCCAATGCCGCTCCCTGCGGTGCAAAGGGTCAGCTCGCCCTTCCTGAGGCCATGAAGCATGTCGTTCAACATGGGATAGGGCGTCATGTACCCAGTGACCGGAGGCTTAATCAGCTCGTCCCACAGGTCCTTGCCACTGATGAGGCCATCAGGGCGCCACGTCGAGGCGTTCCAGATGCACTCGATGATCTCCTTGGTGCGCCCAGCCTGAAGCATGTCCGAGGCGTCCTTGAGTGGGAACACACAGACCTTTGCCTTACCTGGGCTGAGGAGCAAAGCACACTCCTGAGCTGCCGTCCTGCCTGGGTCGTCGTTGTCGAAGCACAGGACCACCGTTTCAAAGGATTCCACGAACTCAAGGTTGTCCCGGATGGCCTTCGCTGCACCCTGCGCTCCGGAGGGGACGGACACGACGGGCCATCGGTTGCCCTGAGCCTGTGACACGCTCATTGCGTCCAGCTCTCCCTCGGTGATGACCAGCATCTTGCCTCCCTGATTCCGCCACAGGTGCTGCCCGAACAGGGCGCACCCTTTGGGGTTGCCTAGCCACAGAAACTCCTTGTCAGGGAAACGAAGATGTTGACCTACAAGCTGGCAGGACCGGTCATAGTAAGGGGCTATCTGCACCGGCCTGCCGCTGTAGGTTCCGACGGTGTACCCGAACTTCTGGAGCGTTTCCCGCGTCAGACGGCGCTTCGTCAGGTTGACGTACTCGCCGTCGAGAATCAGCCCCCGTGCTTCTCTCGCCATCTTGGCATCACCACTTTCAGCGTCGCTTGAGCCCCGTGTCTGTTCGTTCCTGCCCATCCCATCCACTGCGTAAGAACGCAGATAAGCACAACAGGAAAAGCAATAAGCATGACCATCACTGTAAACGCTAAGAGCATCGTGAGAACCGCAAGACGGACAAGCACAGTGATAAAGAAACTCACTGCTCTCATCGCTCATAGAGTGCGTCGTAGGCGTCCGTGTCGAAGTGATAGGACACCCTATGTTTCCTATACGCGGACAACAGCCCCTCCTGCCCGATGTAGTAGACGCAGTAGCGCTTCCCTTCAGGCGTCTTGCGACGCAGGGTTGTGATGGCCCACTCGTTGCGCCTGAGCCTCATGATGATGTCCGCAAGGTTCTGGACCCCGAACAGTAAGAGGGCGTCCTGCCGCGTCAGGGTCCTATACTTCAGCAGGTGCTCGATGACCATCCGCTGTCGGGATTTCTTTTCTGGTGGATTTTGCAGTCGCTGCAATGAATCAGCCATAGTAATATCTCCTTGATCTCGTTCTTGTCTGCGTTCGGGTGCTCGTCCATGTAGGCGTGAAGAACGTCGTCAAGACAGCACGTCGCTACCATGTCCAGCGCGCCCTGTAGCCTCGGACGTCTACGTGAATGATGTCCTTGTTCGTGTAGGTTCCTATGCCGTCGAAACAGCCTAAGCTGTCGGCCAGCTTGGCGAACTCGGCAGACGTCATCCCAGGAGGGCATCTGACGTCCGCAGCCTTGCCACAGAGGTGCTGGCTCTTTGGGCTGCCTCCGACCATCTTGTTGCGCTTCGCACAGCGACAGCCTGAGGTGATTGCCAACGACCGCCCCGCGGCAACCCTGAGCCGCTCCAGGCCTTTGATCAGCTTCGGGTCTACGTGATTCAACCCACACCCGCACTGGCAGGCGAACTCAGCGCGCTTGAAGTGGGGGCTGTAATAGACGCTGTCATTAGCTCCTTGGAACTTCATCATTTCTCGTCATCAACGCTCCTTTTTCTTGGTCTCTGAACCCTTTTGCTTCATGAATCGAACGACGGCGGAACACCGTTCCACCGTGGTGTCCTCCCTAAGCCACGCTAAAGGGATTAAGCGGTCGGAATACTGGAAGCCATAGGCCTCACACCACGCGCCATAACTGGTCTTTGACCCCTTATAGAGCTTCTGCCTTGAGTTGGTGAACACAAAGCGGATGTCAAGATCAGGGAACTGCTGCTTGATAAGCAGGTGCTTCTGCCTGTCTTCCGTCAGGAAGCGACCCTTCGTTTCCACGACGATGCCGTTGGGAAGGACGAAGTCCGGCGTGTAGTGGGCGGTTCGTTCCGGGACGGTGTAGGCCAAAACGTACCGCTCGTACACCGGCTCATGAGACGGATAAGCGGCCTTGAGCTGCTCCGCTACCTTGAGCTCAAGACCGCTTCTGTACGCCGACACGCAGTGCCGCCTGTTCCAGTGGCTCCTAGAAGTCTGTCGTTTCCGTTGCATCATCACCCTTGGAGGCGTCCTTGACAACCGGAGGGACCTCGACGTCGAACGGCGTAGAATCCTGAGTGTCCTGGGCAGTGAACCCTCCGTCCTCGGACGTGAAGCCGAAGTCGTCTGCACTCCTGGCGTTACCGGAAATCAACTTCAGGACCTGAACCGCCTCAAGAACCTGACTGCATCCAGCCCCGAAGGAGGCAACGTAGAAGGGCCTCAACTCGAAAGCTACCTTCACAACGGAACCGGAGTAGATGTCGTTGTTGTCCTTGAACTGCTTGTTGATGGGCGTCCCCTGAGAATCGAAGATGACAGGGTACCTTTTCCAAGGCTTGCCGGTCTTTCGGGAAACCCCGCTGGCCTTCATCTTGAACGTAAAGAGCCAGTTTCCCGTCTCCTCTCCTGTGTCGTTGTCCAACTCCCTCGTGTAGGAAGGCTCGGCCATCTTAACTTTTTTCTTCGCTACGGGCCCGACGGCTTCCTCGACAGCGTTGTCAAAGGCTGTCTTGCGCACACTGTCGATGCGCTCGATGAGGGCGTCCGCCTCCGGACCATCGGGAAGCCTGAGCTTCAGCATGTAGTCCCCGTCCGGATTGAACTTCGTCTCAGGGACGACAAGCTTTGGCCAGACCGCCTCACCTGCTGGGGTCACTCCCTTGAAGTTGACGCTCGTTGCCGTTCCGTTCTTGTTGCCCTTGCTGTTGCTGGTGTTCATTACTTTTACATCTCCTTTGTGTGTTTGTGATGTTTACTGCTCTGACGCTTTAGCGCTAAAGCTGGGCGCCAAGCTCATGCCGGATGTACTCGAACGTCGCCATAAACTCCGCTTTGGTGTCATCGCTGTGCTTCCCTGCCTTCAGGACGTTCTCAGCGATACCACAGAAGTCGGCTACCGACCTTCTGAGGCTGGCGTCCCCTCTGCGCGTTTCAACGACGATGGTAAAGAGGCAGGCGAACGCCGCCAGCTTCTCGGCAGGGTTGCTCTTGCTGTCGTCCTGAATGAGGTTGACGACCTTAATCATGATGTTTGCTACGCGGTGGAGCCTGATGGGATAACTGGTAATCATTTGCTGTTGCTGTGTCCTCCTTTTTGCTTGATGGTATTGAGGGGATTTGATGGGTTGGGCGCCCTTCCCCCTATACTAGTGGGGGTTTTGAAAGCGTTTTCAGCCTAAGAGAAGAAGTAGAGCGACTTTAGCACGAGTTTCAGGTCGAGGTCCCCCTTCTTCGGAGGCTCCGGTAAATCCCCAAGAAACTCAGGGGCCGTTTCCTCGACGACCTGCCTCATCTGCTCCTCAAACTCCCTGATGACGTCGTGCTCCGTGTACATCTTGAGGAACGACACCCGGATGGCCTCAGCCAAGGCTGCACTTCTCGTGGCCGTGGTGCCGAAGGAATCGTGAATGAGGGCAAAGTCCCTGACGCCATAGTCCTTGAACGCCGTGTTCACAGCGAATACCAGTGCTGAGGCGTCCATGGAGTGGACGAAGTTTGGGGCAACGCCGGTGCGCTGCTTCATGGCGTCCAGAGTGTCCGTGTCCTCGGTGATGTTTAACTTCATACGAAAGTCATCATTACCGTTCGCATTAGCCACTTCAACGTGCCTGCCCTGTTCATCGACACCGTACACGGCACTCCCTGAGAACGTTGTATCAAGACGTCTCTCCTTCGTTTCAACGTACCTCTGGACCACGATAAACCCCGTCGGTGTCCTCCAGGACACAGCCTTACCCACCTTGGTAGCCACCACACCCGCCATATCCCTGAGCCAGTCCATCGCCTCACCTGCTGCAACGACCGTCTCATGAATAGCCTTCCAGACCAGACCCCCTATCCAGTTGACCGCTCTCATGGCAGGGTTGGCAATACGCATAGCTGCCCTGATGTCTTCCTCCTCGGTCACTCTGTTGAACTCAGCCGTCGTTACTGCCTCTCCCATCGAGGCCCAGGGTAAAGACCCCCCTTTGGCCTTGACCTCCATCAGACGGTCGTAGATGTAGTCCTTGGCACTAAAGAGCGTTGAGCCATAAGGCAATGTCATGACAGCCCTCTTGGTGAGCTTCCTGTCGATAAGCCCTGAATTGAGCCACTCCTGAGCCAGAGTGTAAGCCTCGACGTCCTCATGAGTGATCTTCCTGAGCTTGTCCTCAACACGTTCCGCCACGACCCTATAGATGTCAGACGGCTTCTCCGCTGGGGTGAGGTTCACTGCACTCCCACCTATGCTGTCCCTGAGCATGGCTGAATAGTGCTGTAACCCTGAGCAGGTCCCATCCTGACCTATGGGAAGGCAAGACACGTACTCCAACCCCTCTCTGACGTACCCTGCCCACTCAAAGCAAGCAGCAAGGAAGCAGAAAGGGCTGTCTGTATTGGTCCACAGAGGGAGGGTCCCCAAGGGGTCAGACGCTATGGACGCAATCATCTCCGTGTTATCCCTTGTCCACTGAATCCTGTCCTTGAAGGACAGCTTGTCATTGCCATAGGTGTTGGCTACATGAATAGCAAGCCAATTCACAGCCTCCTCATTCCCCAGACGTTCTCCATGAGCGAAGGTCAATAACCCCTTGGCATGATCACTCCCCTGAGGGTTGAGGAAGTTGGGGAGGGCATAGATACGACCTCTGAAATCCAACTGATACGGGAAGTAGATGCACTCGTCATCCTCATACAGGTGAGCTACCCACAGGAGCCTGTGGATGACCAAAGACTTGGACCTGTTGGCATCGTTGATTCTATGAACCTCTGAAGCCTTGGCAGACCACGCTCTATAGACGTTCCTCCCATCTTCGAGATCACGACTGAAGCAAGGATGACCTTTCCCTACTCTTTCACCACACTTGGGACAGGGAGGAAGGCTGATGTCCTCCTGCTTGGGAAGACAATCAACCTCAACCCCTCTCCTCCACAGGGAATCCATGACCTCAAGGACAGGCTTATTGATCTTCCATGCTGTGTCCATGGCATGATTCAGTGCCTCATAGACAGGGGCCATAGACTTGATGACGTCCGGATGTGAAAGAGCTTTGAAGTAATCTCTGTCGTTGACCTTCACAAGAGTGAAGTGTCTAACGAGGTTGGTGTGATACCCTCCGTTGAAGGGGTTGGTGTAGTGCCTTGGAGGAATAACCACAGGAAGACACAGAGGAGCCATAAGACCTGTCTTAAAGGCCCAGTCCTTTATCCAGGACTTCAGGTCTTCGTTCACTCTGACACGGTACATGCTGTACTTTTTTGATGATGATGAGGGTGTCTTCTTACTGCCTTTACTGACGTTACCACTGACGTTACCACTGACAACTTGAGCAATCGTTATGAGCCCTGTTACGTCCTTGATAAGGTGTAACAACTGTACCCCTATGACGATTTTATCTGTCCTTGACCAGTTATCCCATACAAGCTCAGGGTTGGGGGTATTCCCATAGAACCCCTCAGAGGCTCTATTCATCATGGTAAAGAACGCTTCATACTTGTCCTTGAGAGCCTTACTCCTTCGGTTCCTCTCCTGGACCTTCTTAACTCCCATCTCATACACATGAGGGGACACCCTACTGCAAAGACTGCATCTAGCTTCATTCTCCAAGGCCTTGCCTACGTAGAACCCTACGTTCTGAAGACTTGTGCTTATCTCAAGATTGGAAATGATGTCAACAACCGTCTTCAAGCTGAGGTAGGCTATAACGTGACTGTCCATGTCCTTGATACGTCTAAGACTACTCCTGTTAGAACCTGCTGCACCACTCCTTACCTTGTCTAGCAAGAGGTCTATAGCTAAAGCTGTCCTGTGAATGTACTTCCTGAGGATAGACACTCCATAGGACGTATCTGATTCTCTTTTGTGCTCTACAGCTTTGACGTTCTTATTCTCCTCTCTCATAAGCCCCTGAACCCTCATAAGGCTCTCTAACTCCACCTCTCTCTTGATAAGACTGCTGGAGTAGGTAGAAGCATAGCGAGGGTCATTGAGTAGATCATCCTGAGCTGAATGAATAAGCTCATTGAAGTGGATGTCTTGAGGTACTGACGTGTTAACGACAACAGGTGTATTCATGATAAGGACAAAGACCTCCTTCTTGGTGTCTTCTTAGGCAGGCAAAGATGGAATTGAGAGTTAAGGGCATATACGCATAAGGAATAACAAGTAAAGTGCATAATACAAGAGAACGTGAAAGACAGGGTAGGTTAGGAATGAGGTTTTATGAGTTAAGTGAATATGGTATTATTGGTAGTTTAGATACTAAGAGAGAAAGAAAGAATGTTAAGAGATTCTTATTTAGGGGGATGGTGAAGGGTCTAAACTTACGGGAAGTATTATGAAATGTAGGTCAGAGTATGAGCTATATATCCCTATTAACTAAACAATATTTTCAATGATATCGGTTGTTAATATTTATATATAGTATATACTCCCCCCCTACCCCCCATAATAGATACCTCTTAAGGACCTCTATTATGTCTTTATATCTTGTATAGCTTGTGGTCGTGTTCCTGCCCCTCTACATCGTCCCAGAGAAAGAGAGAACCCCTGCGCCCCATGCGTTTTTAATGACGGTATGGAGGTCACAGGCTAAGAGAGAAAGAGAACTGAAGCCCCTGACAGTTTAGGAGGCTGTCGCCCTTGTCCACGGGGTCAATCCGTGGCGCTTCAAGCTGTCGTTGTAATCTGTGTCAGCAGTCGGTGGCAAGTTTACCGTTCATGGTCGTTTAGCTGGTGTGGTGCTGTGGTGTTGAAGGGGGTTGCGTTCTTCCCCCCATACTAGTGGGGGTTTTGAAAGCGTTTTCAGCCTAAGCACAGTTGCTGCAACGTGTCAGGCCGCTTTTTCTCTCAGGAGGACGCCAGAGGTGAGAGTGAGGTGGCGTTCTTCCCCCCATATTAGTGAGCGTTTTGAAAGCGGTTTCGACGTAAACACAGATGGCGCAGGGTGTTAAGGCATGTTTAAGGGGGGATGTCGTTTCAAGAGGTGTGGTGTTCTTCCCCCATATTAGTGCGCGTTTTGAAAGTGACCCTGAATGTGAGGGGGCGTTCTTCCCCCCATATTAGTGAGCGTTTTGAAAGCGTTTCCAGTGCAAACTCAGTGCTGGCAATGGTCCAGGCCTGGAAGAGAGGGGGTCTGCGTCAAGCGTGCCCTGTGAAGGAAGAGGTCATGAATCCAACTTCGCCGCTAAGGGGGTCTAAAGGGGCCTAGATTGAATTATTGTTTATTAGTCTATAATCTATATGCCTAACGTCATTAGACGACGTCCTGGGCCCCTCTACGCTTGCCCTAGAGGGTATAGAGGTTGTGGGACTACCCCTTTTACAGGGCTGTGCGTTTTGGTGCTGTGTGTGTGCTGGGTGTGTCACGATTATGTCTTTTGGCGGAAAATGGCTTTTTGAAAGGGTTTGTCACGAATTGCTAAGATTGGTCTTTTGAACAGGCTGTTTCTTTGAAAGGGAAGGGTTTGCTCAGTTTTTTGTCACGTTTTGTCTTGTCTGAAAGGTTGGGGGTGTTGGCCCCCTATATGCGTTCTGAATGGTAGGAATTAAACACTTTAAGACAAGAAAGGGGCAACCGTAGTCACCCCCATAATACCTTGTTAACACTGACAAAATTTCTATGCTCCTGCGAGGTCAAAGCACCGCAGCGCTTCCGCTTTCATGGTGCCGGGAGGGAGACTCGAACTCCCACAGTGTCGCCACCGGTGGATTTTGAGTTATACTGAGCGGTTCAAAGCAGACCACAGCCAGTTTCAGCAGACCGGAGATACAAGGGGAAGGGTAATGCAGTGCGTCTTGTCACTTCCCCCTATAAACCCTTGTTAAAGCTAATCTTCCACGATATCTAGCAGTGCGTCAGGGGCCAGATGGGAATAGCGCATAGTGGATTGAATACTCTCGTGCCCCATCCATTTCTGGACCATCATGAGCGGTACCCCACGTTGAACAAGCCTCGATGCACAGGTATGTCGCAGGATATGAGGGACGAATTGTTTGTCATTGGATAATCCTATCACTTGTTTCATGCGGTCCCATACACGCCTAAGCCACCATTGGTCGAATGGGAAGATGCGTTCCGTTGGGTGTATCTTGGTCTTGAGGCGTTCTTTGATTACCGAAGCTACTCTTTTGGTCAACGGAACAGAACGCGGATGGTCGTTCTTTGTCCGCCAGATGGTAATAATTCCGTGTTTACCCTTGTGAAAGTCTACGTCCTGCACTTGAATCTTGAAAAGCTCCCCTGTCCGCATACCCGTGTCGATAAGGGTAAGAACGGCGTCCCTATGGTCCAGCTTCCCCCACTGTTCCAGGACCTTGGTCATGCGGACCTCTTCTTCGGCAGTGACAAAACGGTCACGCCCCCTATATTCCTTGCGTCGCATCAGCACAGGCTTCCCTGTGCAATACCCACAATCCTCAGCGGTCTTGAGAATGACCGAAAGGCAGGCTAGTTTGCGGTTGATCGTACTGTTGCTCAATCCCTGTGACCTCAAGTCCTCAATCATTGCATTGACGAGGTTTGTTGTGATCTCAGTTAGCTTTGCGTTGGGGCCAAAGTACTTGATTAGCATACGCGCATTGACCATATGCGTGCGCTCTGACTTGGTATCACACCAACGCATTTTATAGGTGCGGTCAACAGCGTTCTTGAGGGTTGTCGTGTGCCAGGCCTTACCCTGCGCTTCCGCTTCCGCCAAAAGGCGACGCTGTATGTCACGACGTGCTTCAACAGCTTCCTCGACAGTATCGAAAGTTTCGGAGTATTGGTGCCCTCCACGGACAAGTAACATTTGATACCGACCGTTGCGCTCACGGACACCTTTCGGAAGTTTTCGAGTAGGCATGGACTTCTTTGTTGTTGAGGGCATAAGATAGACCCCTTTCCGTAGTGGCTTGGTGGTGTGCTCTCTCTCTCTCTTTGCACCCTGAGCACGTGATAGGATGCAAAGAGAGAGAGAGAGAGAGCAGCGTATAGGCGGCAGTGCGCAGACAGGCGGGCTTAAACGTCCTCGTACAGCAGAGGGTAAGGTGCAGCCCCCGCTTCCTTGAATCCTTCCTTGAAGCCTGCGTTGTAGCCTTCCTCATAGCCTGCGTCGAAGTCGTTGGCTGCATTAAGGCCTTGGAAGCGATCCCATCCGTAGACGGAAAGAGAGGTTACGTTTTGCGGGACTTCTGTCCGCTTCCCATCAGCAAAGACAAAGCGTTCCGGCAGGTTGAGGACACTTTGCGTCCCTTTTGGAAAGGACGAAGCAAAGAGGAAGTCACCTGATTGCACAGGCAGGGTCTTGGGCCGCCATTCTTGCAAGGCTCCACCGTTCCGCAGAGCGTAGGGCTTGCCGTCACTGACGCCAACAAAGACAGCACGAAGGACGTTCAAGACCGCGATGGTCTTCTCAAGAGGTAGTCCATGTACGAGGTTGAAGGCAACCTCAGTGTCCGTGACACCAAGAGCTTGAGCGACTTCGCGAAACTCTGAAAGAGTGCCGTTCATTGCCAAGGCGTCATTTCCATGAATGAATGGATGGCAATTGCTGTCTGAAACTACGTTTACAGATGCGATACGGGTGTGAAAGATTGCGACGTCGTAGGTTTTGGAGCTACGAAGCAGGACCTCTGCTATCTTAGACGTCCTCAGGTTCACGCCTTTTCGGGCCTCGACGATGGCACCGTCACGATGCAGGGACACGCCGTTTCCGTGACCTCCACACTCACGTTCAAGGTGAGATAGCAACGTGTTGAATCTGTGCAGCCTGTGATACAGACGGATGGCATTAGACGTTCCGATAAGCACGCGACACAAGGGTATCAAGTCCTTTCGTTGATGGGTTGGTATGGGTTAGAGGCCCCGCCCTTACCGTTCAAGGCAGGGCCTCTTTGTTTGATTGGCCGTTAGGCGTCCAACCGCTGCGCCATGTACTCTTTGAGCTCCGGAGAATCAACGCTCAGCAGGGTTTGAAGCTGCTCCCACGTGATGGTCAGGGCGTCAACGCCGCTCATGGCCATGGCTAAAGCGCAGAGGTTGTGAACAAGTTGAAGTGTGGCGGTGAGGGTTGAGTGCTTCAGGGTGCCACGGAACAGGCGGAATTCGATGGTGTTGCGGTTGGTGAGGTTGAGGGCCTTGTAACGGTTGGAAACACCGTTTTGCTTGAGCTTCAGCTTCAGGTCAGGAAGGGGCTGTTCGTAGATGCTCGATAAATCCCCTAAGTCCTCCAAGGAAGGAAGTGCAGCCCATCGGTCAAGCTGTGTTCCCTGACGACGGGACAGGGCGACGAGTTGGGAACGGAAGCGGTACATGAGAATCCAGATTTTCGTGATTGTTTCGTCGCGTTCGTTGTCGTTCTTGCCCAATCCCGCACGGCCGACGTGGATATGAAGCCCGCAAGTGGTGGTGTCATGGGACTTGTAACCTAGGCTAGAGGCTTCCGCCATGGCGTCAGCGTAGCGCTTGGAAAGGACTTCGCGGTAGAATTTCAGGGTGAAGGGTTGGGAAATGATCTCGAATCCGCGGCTGAGGCTGCCATCGTGCTCAGCGTGGGCATACTGAGGGCCTAGCTTATCGAGGATTGCAGCGGCGTTGTCGTGGTCCTCTCCGCCTTCGTCAACCTCAAGCTCAACGCCGAAGTAGAGAGGATTCGGGAATTCGACAGGGGAATGGTAGAACTCAAGGGAAGGGCGCAGGTTGGAATGATAGGAAAGAATACCGGTTCCGTGGCGTTCTGCATGGCAGGATGGGCAGAGGTGTTCGCCAGTATTTTCGTCATAAACTGCATCTTCGAGGTAGCTCACTTCGCCACACTCGTTGCAGTGTACGAAGTTATCGGAAAAGCACTCAGGACAGTAGAGATGTCCGTCAGCTTCTTCGAGGAAGTCGTTGCGGAAGTGATTACCGCATTCTGTGCAGGTATCATAACGCTCATGGTAGCAACCGTTGCAGACGCAATAGGTGTCTTCAGGGTGATCGTGGACGTGAATGCAACGGCAGTTGTTTACATGTACGGCGTGTCCGCAGTCTTCACAGACAGCCATACCGTTGATGCAGGCAGGGCAGAAGTATTCGTCATTGTCGCCAAGTTGGGTCATTTTGGAAAGGGGATGTTCTTCGCCACAGTTGGCACAGGGAATGAGGGAAACGTCGTTGTGATCGTGATTAGCATGGGTTGCAAGGGTCATTTTGAAAGCCTCCTAAGTATGATTGTGAGAGAGTGTGTGCTATACTAGGAGGGACAAGGCCTCCTAGTGACGTAGGCGCTTTGTTGCTTTGCGATACCTTGGGGCCGGACGGCTATCCGGCCTCAAGATGATAGGATTGCGTGTTGCTGTTGAGGGCTTCGCGTTATTGGATTGTCAAGGTGCGTTGTTGCTTTGCCCGGTCCATTTGGACCGTTTCGATGGTGCTATTCTACACGGTCCGAATGGTCCTGTCAAGCCCCAAAATAAAGAATCTTTTGCAGAGGATAAACTGTTGTGAGCACTGAGTTTAGCCTTCCTAAACGGCTTGTGGAAGTGCGAAAATCGCAAAATTTTTCTCAAGTGGAAGTTGCGAAGATGATAGGACTTCCTGAGCGATCATATAGAAGGTATGAATCAGGCGAACGTGAGCCTGTGATATCTTCCATTATTGCCCTTGCGCGTCTGTATGGCGTTTCGACGGACTACCTGCTTGGATTGAAAGACACGCCCTGAAAACGCAAAAAGGGCAGGAAGGGAATTTTTCACACTATGCGGATTCTGCATAGTTGATATTCCATTCCTGCATATTTGTCATGGGCTATGAATCTTCCTCATAGATGGGATGGAAACATCGGATTACATATCCGTTGCTGAGCCTTGATATTGCTGCATTTATAGCCCCTTGTCACGCTTCACGGGCTTGACAGGGGCGCAGGATGGGAAGGGAAAGGCCCGCGTTTTGACTTCTGTCGCTCGATTCTTGTGGTGTGAGAGGGGCCACGGGGGGTTTTGCAGCGCGAGAGCAAATGCGTTTAGGCCCTCAAATTTTTTGCTCTGGAATTTCACTATCCAAACAGTCGCTTCTTCCCATCTTGATACACCGTTTCCAACGCCACCTTAAGCACGACCCCACTCACCAGCCACGCCACAATACGCCACGTGTTCTTATCCTCCCCATTCTCTCTATCCCTTCTCCTCTCCTTATCCCTTTCCATCTCAAACTTAAACACCAAATCATCTACGTCCCTATGCAAATGAAACTCCTCAAGCGTAAACTCAATAGCCCTGTAAACTTCCTCCTCAACGTCCACCCTGTTGTTTATCTCATACCCAAGAGAGAAAACCCCGTGCATCACAGCAAGACAGATTACATACGTCCAGAACCACGTGAGCGCCCTGCTCCAACTGTTGGACAACATCCATTCATTCCACTTCTTAAGTAATGACAACAATTTGTCCTCATATCCTTTCGTAAACGCCCTACAAGCCCAACAAAACCCCTTTCCCCCTAATAAAAGTATACCCCCCACTCCAGACCCATCTCCTGACCCGTCTACGCCCCTCTCAAGCCCCTTACCGTATCATCACCTAGTGTGTGCCTGTGGCACCTAGTGTGCCCACTTCCTCCTATTCTCCACCCTACTCACAATCCTCAAATTTCCCCTCCCATTCCCTCCTCCCTTCTTCAACGGCACCACATGGTCCACCTCCCTGGGGTCCCCCTTCTTCAAGCCCATCTTCCTCCTCGCCTGATTCCTCAACGACCTCTTGTGCACCTGCTCCGGCTTGCTGTGATACTCTCTGTACTCCTTCTTGTAATCCCTGACCCTTTTCAACTTGCGAACCTTACCCAAGCCTTACCTCTCCCTCCTCTCCTCCCCCTACTATAAGAACCATCCCACGTCTTCAACACCACAGCCTCCCCCATAGACAGCGTCATGCCACCAAACACAGCCCTCGTCTTCAGCCTTCCCTGGCTCATGAACACCCTCAACTCCTCGTTCAACTCCCGCATCTTTCTGGCCTCGACCTGCCTGTCTACGTCCTGCCCCATGCACTTCACGAAGTACCCCACCAGCATCGCCAAGGCATCTAGTCTGTCGTCATGCCCCAGACTTCCTCTGTCCTGCGTGATGTGGCTCATCTGGTAGAACAATTGATACTTCCCTGCATCCACGTCCTTCAACGCCATGTTGAAGTCCCTCTCCACCACCGACCTGTCCACAATCAACCTATGCTGATTCATCACAGGCTCCAGGGTGTCGATAATCCTCCGTTCCTTCTGAACGTTATGCCGGACTTCCTCAACATGGCACGGATATTCGTTCTTCATGAAGTAAGGCTTAATCAGCTCCGTGAACATTCCATCCCCGAAGTTGCTCTCAATGACCACTGCATTGACTTTATTCCTCTTGGCTATCTGCACCAGCTTATTCAGGACGTCCTCACTGTACCCCCCGCCGTTCCCCCTGCTGTCCCTCAATCCCCCTGCTTCCGTCACGAATATCTGTGAGTTGAGCATCTTCCCTACAGCAAAGGCCGTTTCATCTGCACCCCTTCCTGCGGGGTCTATGACCATGCAGGACGCAGTGTAAGGAAGCCACGTTTCAGACACGTGCATCGGACCAACGTACCTGTCCCCGGACAGCCCTACACAAGGCAGGTCCTCGATGATCTTCTCACTTCCCCAGACCACCTTCTCAGGAGCTTCCTCAGGATTCACCCCCATGACGATAAGGTCCCTGAGCTTCAGAGGGAACCGGTCTGCATCACTGACCGTCGTGTCCAGCATGAACTGGAGCGCAAAGCCTCCCCTTCCGTAGGATGCCTCACGCTCCAGAAGCTCCAGCTCACCGAACCTCGCAGGGTCCGTCGGCTTGCCCTTCATGTCCTGAAGCAGGACGTGATCGTCGATGACCTTCTGAATCCTCGGTGCCAGCTTGTCGGAATACTTCAGCGCTGCTTCTTCCGGGCTTTCAGGGAAGCGTACGGGCCATATCCGTGTCGCATACCCCCTCTCCGGGAGGACGTTGTACAGGCTCTGTTCCGTCTGAGGCGTCCCAAGGTACGTTATCCTCCCTCCAGGCTTGATGATGGCGTCAAACTCCTTCACTGCCTCACTGAGCCTGTCCCTCATCTGCTGGGTCATGGAGTTGTTGGGTATCTCGACATCGTCCGCTATGATCTCGTCTGCACGGGACCCTGCAAGCTGACCAAAGATGCCAACGCTCTTGACGCTTGGAGCATGGTCTGCCTGAGCTGGAGCTACGTCAAAGGCAATCTTGCTGTTCCTCTGCCCTGGCTGAGGAGCAAGACACTGGAGCATTGGGATGGTGTTGATGAGCATCAGCGTGAAGGTGCTGAAGTCATCCGCCCTCACCTTGGACGCCGAAGCCACGAGGAAGTTGAGCTGAGGGTCAATCCTGAGCCTCCAGACCACGTAAGCACTCGTTATCCACGACTTTCCTACGCCACGGAAACCCTCGATGATCTTTCGCCTTGGCCCATACTGAAGGTACTCTGCGATGTCATACTGTACCGGCGTCGGGTCCGGGAGGTTCAGATACCTCCAGACCAGCCACAGGAAGGACCGGAAGTCGTAGAGCTTTTTGTCTTTCAGCTCAGGAAGGACAAGGCCGCTCCCTGCCTTACCTCCTGTCCTAGCCATTCTTTACTGCTGTCACTTTACCGGGCGCAATCAGAGGGATGATGGTCCCCTCACCGACACCGGCGTCTGCTGCTTCAGGCAGACACCCCATGTCTTCTACGTCAAACTGAGGAAGCTCGTCTGCGATGCTCCCCAGGGTTTCATTCCCTGGACCGTAGCAGTCGATGCTGTTGTCCTTCAAGAACTGCCGAATAACGTTCAGGTCACCCTTCTCCAAGTCCCCGCTCCTAAGCTTCTTCAAGAAGTGTTCAGCGAGAAGCCCGTGGAGCGTGGACAGCGCCACTTCGCTTGCCTTTTCTCCCATAGCAGCCATTGGTGTCTGTTCTCAGCTCCTCTCTCTATCTTTGTCTACTTCACAAGCCCGTGAAGGTTCGTCAAGAACCATCCGACGATACCCCCGACGGAGGCCGCAGCAATGACCCATGCCTTGGCCCCCGCCTCAAGCCTCGTCTGCTTCTTGATGAGGTGCAGCAGCGCCTCGTCTTCTTCATCGAGGCGCTTGGTGTTGTTCTTGATGAGGTCATGAATACTGGCCATATCAGCACGTATTGCGCCCTGTTCCTGCTTGATGTCAATGAGCAGCTCGTACATACGGCGCTCAAATGCACTGATGGCCATGGATTGAATTACCTCCCCCTTACCACCACCTGTGACCGGCATTGCCATGAAAGCAGTCGCCTCCTCCCTTACTTGAACCAATGGAAGTCGCTGTACACGCTATCCTTCGTGTAAATCGGGTAGGCTGCGAGATGTGCTATCCCGGCTCCAAGGAACAGGAGTGCATACCCGTTCCTCCAATCGCACGCCACGTTGACGAGGACAGCGAACACAAGCTCCGTCGTGAACCCTGCCGCAGCGACGACCCTCTGTTTCCATTTCTCCATAAACGGCATCCCCCAGACGTAACGAGGGATGCCATAGTCTCCAATCCAGAAGCTGAAGCAAAGGCGTCTGCCGAAGAACACGCGGGCAGCGAAGCTGTGACCCAGCTCGTGGATGAGGCAGGATGCGATGACCATCAGAGGCAGGGAGATGAGCAGAGTTTTGATCATGGCTGACCTCACGACAAGAGCTGACGTCCAAGAAAGACGAAGTTAAGCGCCTGTTCATAGAGCGGTTGACTAATTATTCCCATTTGCAACATAGTCATCGCATAGATTGTCTTGCCTCCTGCATTCACAAAACCGCATACTGACTTTTTCTCAATGCTGTCCGAGAATATAGCAGCACGATTGGGTAGAGTGCTTCCCGATTGAAATGGCCCAGGCGTTAGAGCGAACACCTGAACAAACCACGTCGTCGAGCTATCCCCCGGCAGCTTGAACTGTCCGTTCTTGTTGCAGGCGATGAGGAACGTTTCAGGGACCTTCTTCGTCAGTGCGTCAATCTCCTGTTTCAAGACAGCCCCCATATTGGAACTGAGGGCTTTGCTCGTTTCACCGCTTTTGCACTCATTGAGGACCTCCACTGCCGGCCCCTGCGGACCGGCTTCGCCCTTCGGCCCCTCAGGACCCGCAGGACCTTGAGGACCTGTTTCTCCCTTTGGTCCCTGCTCGCCCTGTGGGCCTGGGTCCCCTTTAGGCCCCTGAGGTCCCTGCGGTCCGGGAGGTCCCCCTGGGTCCCCTTTAGGCCCCTGAGGTCCCTGCGGTCCGGGAGGTCCTCCTGGGTCACCCTTGGGGCCTTGGGGCCCTGGCAATCCCTGTGCTCCAACGGGGCCAATATCCCCCTTTTCGCCCTTCTCTCCCTGTTCACCCTTCGGTCCTTCAGGTCCCTGTGGTCCTGGGTCCCCTTTGAACGTCTTGAGCGTTTCGTCGTAGAACTTCTCATAGCGGTTCACCAGCACTGCTGCACGAGTGGACAGGTCCGTTACGACCTTAATCAACTCCGTCAGTTCGGTGGTACCGACGCCGCCTTCACCGCCTCCGTTCTCAGGCATGTCTAACTCAACACCTCCTCATCGTTATCATCACTGTAAGGAAACTGCTCCTTGATGCGCCTGAAGTCCTCGGTCATCTCCAGGAGCTTCTCAGGCCGGTCCCTGCTGTCCTCGAACCACGCTTCAAGCTGCTTATCGACAGGCCACTTTCTGAGATACGCAGCCCTTCGCATGTCCTGTATCTCACTGTGTGTCGGGTTGTATGCAACCTTCATCCCTGAGCCCTCACCTCCACCGTGAACTCACACTCTCTGTACGGGAAGTTGGTCATCGTTCCCTGCCAGCTCCCAGGGACGGGAGAGGACCACTCGAACTCCCCGTCATCCACCCTGTAGGTGTGTCCTGCAAGGGTGATTTCCGTGCCCCAGGGGACGCCAAGGATGGACAGGGACTGACCGACCCTGAGGGTCTGCGTCTTTGGGGGAAGGTACGAGAAGTCCGGCCTTTCCATGACCTCTCGCGTCCTTGGGTTGATGTACTGCGTCCTGGAATCGAACGTCCCTGAGATGTAGGGGTCATCCGTCAGGGGCTTTTTTCCTTCAGGACAGGTCCAGACGCCTATGATCTGTCCTGTGGTGCCGTCGTAGGTTGTAAAGGAAGCCATGTTGAGTTAAAACACCTCCTCTTTGTGAATTAAAATCATCAGCGCTGACAGAGCAGCAACACCGTGTCCACCCAGCCAATTGCTGTGGCTATCGTGCTTGAAGCTCTTACGGATATAGACACACTTCCTCCACTGGCAGAGGTTGCACTACCTACAAGCGTTCCTGCTTGCTTCGTCTGTTCGCGGTGTTGCCCGTGATAAGAAGCCCTGAATCCTTGAGAAGCAGCCAAACTGATATTGCCACTGGATCTGAAGTTTATTTCAGCGTACCCTCCATCCCCCTGCCACGGCTCAAGCGCCACAGTGAACGTCGAGATGATGATGAGTTTTTGATTTGAACCAAGGTAAATGCTACTGGCTACCGGATAGGTTCCCTCATTGAAGAACTTTCTGAAAGCATCGGAACGAAACGCGTACATCAATGTCACTGCATTTTCTCTTATCTCGTGCGTGTCAACGATCAGGTTGTTAATCTGTGCTTTGTTCACCCTCAGATTCTGAATCATCGCGTTCGTTATCCTTGCGTCCACGATGTCCGCCCAATTGACCTTGATTCCGTTCAGCATCAGGGTGCCGGTGTTGGAGTTGTAGTAAAACGGGGTGACGTTGCTGCCTCTTGGCGAGTGGATATAGAACTTGTCCGCCCATATCTTGAAGTCCCCCGTCGTGCCATCGTTGCTCATCTGGTAGCCCGTTACCAGCTTGTTGACGTCCAGCCTCAACCCTGCAATGGCCTTGGCCCCCGACTGATTGGCGATGGTATTCCTGATCTCCTGAATGGCCGCTACGTTCTTCTGATACTGAGACGCAAGGGTTTCAACCTTTTTCGTGTTCGTCTCGACCTTGGTGTCCACGGCACTCAGCTTCTGGTCATAGGCTGCCGCCTGCTGGGCCGTCGTGGATGAGAACAACTGCTTCAGCGCCTCGCTACGCGCTGTACCGTCCTCCTCAATCTTCGCCGTCAGCTTGTTCTCCGCGAAGGCGATGGAGGCATTCAACTTGTTCACTTCCTCACGGCGTTTGTCGTTGCCCTCGGCAATGGACCCTGCGTTGTCTACAAGGCCCTTCGACAGGTCGATGACCTTTCCTGTGAGGGCCTTGAAGTCAAACACCACCGCGTCGAATCCGTGGGCGTTGAGAAACAGCTCAGCCCTGGTGAGGCGCTCGACGATGCCGTCGATGTAGAGCTTCTTGACGTTCAGGGTGACCTCTCCCACCTTTCCGTCAAGGGCCAGCTGAGCTGCCGTGAGCTTCTGTTCAATCTTGTCGCCCAGGGCCTTCTCCGTTTCAGACACTTTGAGATCAATGTGAGCGTTCATCCCGTCAAGGCGCTCCTCTGCCTTGCGGATGCGCGTCAATATCTCATTGGTGACGACGGTGGAGGCTCCCAGCTCGATGGAGGCTTCGACAGCCTTGAAGCGTTCAAAGACCGTGTTGAACTGGTACTCCGTGGCACGCTTCAGGTCTTCGAGGGCGAAGATGGTGACCGTTCCCTTCTCCTCGTCGATGATGATTCCAGCCTTCCTGAACAGGTCCTTGCCGGATTCCTTGAGCCGCTCCAGGCCCTCCTTGATGCGCTTCTCAGCCTCGTCGAGGTTGTCCTTCATCTCCTGCTTGGCCTTGGCCAATTCTTCGAGGATTTTCTTCAGGATTTCCTCGCGTATCTTGTCGATGTCGATGTCCACTCCGGGGAGTGGTGGGTTTTGTCCACCGCCGCCGCCCCCTCCGCCGCCTCCACCACCCGAACCACCGCCACCTCCAATGTAGATGTCCACAAGGTAGTCCAGGTCCTCCTGGAACAGGTAGAGCCACTGGATGTCCGCGCTGTTCAAGGCCGCAGCGGTAAGCGCTCTGTAATCGCTGAACGTCACCAGCCTGTGGTCCCGTGGAGTGACACGCCGGACCTCCACGATGTCCCCAGCCGCAGGCGCGCCCCCGTAGGCGACGATCATCCCGTCCCCGGTCCACGTGTAGGAGGATTCGTGCCCCGCGATGTACAGGTGGACGTGGCTTTTGGCAATGTAGGGGAAGGGCACGACAAAGCCTGTCGTGCTTCCGTCCCCTTTGTAATAGGCCTTGGCGTAGTAGGAACCCTTCACTACTCCCGTTTCTGGCTTGTTATTTCCTTCAGGCAATCGTTTTCTCGCCTCCTTCTTCTTCTTTTACCACCCTCTGACGTCAATCAAAGCTCCGAATCTGCTGGAGCCGTGTTTCCATGGACGGAGAGGACGTGTACCCTCTTGGCAGTTTGTGGAGCTGCTTCTTCCTTTTACTGCCTGGCTCCGGCTTCAGCTCAGGGTACTTCTTGACCAACTGCTCCTTCGCTGCGTTTCGGTACTCCCGCACCGTGTCACCAATGGCGTCCTTCAGGGCGTCCCCTTCATACTTTCCGCCCTCGACGACGTCGGCTATGGCATCCAGTAGGGTCTTCCCTCTGAGCCTCACCGTTCCGTGGAGCTTTGCATAGTCCGACGCCTGCTGCGCGTTCAGCTTCGTCTGATTCACGACGTTGTTCATCGCTGGGATGTACTCGACGACCTGCGACAGGGCCTCAATGGCCTTGGACTTCCTCGCGTCACTCATGACGACAGGAGAGATGCCGGACGCCATGCCTCCCATGTACTGCACGGGCTCTCCCGTGAGCCACGAGTACTTGATGGGAAGCTCCTCGGACAAGCCGGGCGTCTTGTTCCTCAACCTGTCGATGAACCCACGCACCTCATGGACGTTGGGGTCAATCGTCTTCTTGATGCCGTTCAGGACGTTCGGAGTGTAGGATGCAGCGAAATTCCCTGCGTACTTCTGCCACTCGTTACCGTCCCCGCTGTTCACCGCGTCGATGAAGTTGGCCAGACCCTGGACGTAGGACTTGCTGACGAAGTTGTTGGCAAGCCCTGCAATGACGCCCATGGCGACCTGTTCTGCAACGTTCGTGTCCTCGTCCGTCCTGTCGTACTGCATCCCCGCCGTCATCGCGTTCGACAGCTCGATGGCGTCCGCTACGATGCCCAGCGTGGACGCGACAGGTTCCATCCTCGCATAGCTGACCCACTTGTCACCAATCCTGACGCTGTAGGGCTGCCACCCCGTCGCCAGGAGGGCCTCCCGCTGCGCCTTGTTCTTTGGACCGCTGCCGGTCAGATTCCCCATGACGCAGAGTGAAGCCGTCGCTCCACAGAGCAGGCTGCCTAGCGTGAGCCTTGCATAGGCCAGGTCCCTCGCGTAACCTCCCTTGCTCATGGCGTCCTTCCATGGAGCCGTGAGGAAGTTGAGGCCAGGGACCATCCCTGCACCCTCATAGAGGATGTTCATTGGAGTCTTGACAAACGGAACGATGTGCCTCAAAAGCGGGTGGGTGCCCACAGCCTTTGCTACCCTGTCCCCGACGCTCCCCTTGATGAGGTCCTGAGTGAACGTCGCCTCCTTGGCTGCCTGAAGCGCCACGTCCTTGTACTTGACGATGTTCAGGGCCTCCGTGGAGAGGGAATCCGACAGATTGTTCACTGCGGACTCAAGGGCCTTGCGCTCAATCTCAGGGTCAAAGTACTTCCCGAAGTTGTCACTGACGTACTTACCGATGAAGTCATCCATCTGTCCTCCGGTCAGACCCTGCTTTGCAGCCAGAGCCTGAGCCTCCGTGAACAGGTGGACGCGGATGTTGCCCCTGTAGGCCATCTGACTGGCGAACTCGTCCGAAGCCATCAGAAAGCGCGTTGGAAGATTTAGAGCGAACCCTACCCAGTCCATGAACTTCTTGTATGGTGTGTTCTTGATGCCGAGGTAGTCGCTGCTCCAGTAGTTGTTGCTCATGTTCTCGATGAGGGAGTTGTCTGCCTTGAGGATGTTCTGCCCCAGGGCAAAGCTCTCCTTCGCCATGTGAACTGCCTCAGCGAAGGATTCCTTCATGCTCCACCACGCCATGACGCCCTGATTCCACGCTTCCCTGTCCGCGATGCTGAACATGCCTCCACGGGTCCCTCCCCAGCCGACCAGCATGTTTTCCAAGGGCATGAGGATGCCCTGCTTGGTCATGTTGGACGTGAAGTTAACCGCGTGGGTCTGGGGGCCGGACAGGATGGCGTTGAACCAATACTCCGTTTCGAGGTTCGTTATCTTCCTATACCACGCCTCGTTGACCTGCTTCAGATACCCTGTCATCAGCTTCGTGGCGTCCTTCTTGTCCGCAAGAGACGTGAGGCGCCTGCCCAGGGCCAGTTTCTGGTCGTTCGTCAGGGATGAGATCATCTCCTTGCCGTCCTGAAGGACCTTCTGGAGGGGCTTGTCCATTTCCTCAGAGGCTGTGGCAATGATCTCCCTGACGCTCCTCACCTTGAGGAACCCGTACTGGTGAGCCTTGAGGCCCCTGCCCATCCCCGTGCTGATGGCGTCATAGAGCCGGCTGAAGTGGTAGGCATTGTTCAGGGTGTTCGTCAATTCGTTGTCGATGATGGCCTGAAGCTCCTCCGGCGTCCTGCTCATGTTGTCCAGCTTCGACAGGACCTCCCGGACCTTCGTCACGGATTCGAGGTAATGGGACTTGGCCAGGACCACGTCCTCCTGAACTCCAAGGGCCATCTTCGCCACGGCTTCAAGCCTCTCCGTGGCCCCGACGCCTGCATCCTCCTGGAGTATCTTCGCTACGTTCGCCAGCGTTTCCTCCCTTGAGATGACGCGCACCTGATTGACGTCCCTTCCGTTCACGTCGAACAGACGCTCCGCCAGCTTCTGAGCACCGTCGGGGTCGTTGAGGAGGATGCTGTCGGTGTCCGTCAGGCGAATCAGTGGCTTCTCAGGATGCGGAACCGCC